CATCGACGAATAGACAGCCGCTATAAGTGTGACCCCCAGACCTATAACGGCCACCCATTCGCCACTGCTCATTTCTTAGTGCGACCGAATGCGGCATCCGATGGATTGAGCCAGCGCAGAATGACTGGCAACAGCGCGGCAATTCCGGCATTTAATAAAGCCATTGGATCTGTGACGCCTGCAAGATAACAGGCGATTGAAGCTGCCATAAATGAGCGAGCCCATGAAGCCGCCATAGCTTTAGCATTTTTCATTTCTTAGCCTTCTTTCCGATTGGTTGATCCTCATAGATCACATTCGGCGGCGCCCCATCGAAAGTAATGAACTTCGGACGGGCAAATCCTACGATAGAAGTTGGCAATACACGGGAGCGACGCTTAACCATTACCATCCCGCCATTACTCTGAGAGCCTGATGCTGGAGCCGTGTTGCCCTCGATTGTAATAACCGCTGAGTTCGTTAGACCTGCCACAATTCCGACATGCTGGATCCGATCTACTGCGTCCGGGATAAAATCAAAGAATATTAGATCGCCAATCTTAGGTTTATCTTTGATCCAGCGCCCTAGATCTTTCATCTTGTGGGCGCCGATACTTGTTGCGACCATCGACGGCGTGCCTTTAATTCCTGCCGCCTTTAGGCAGTAATCGACGAAATAACCGCACCACGGCTGGCCATTGCGGTCATTGTATTTGACCAGATTATCGCCATCCTCAATTGTTCCCACTTCTTTGAGCGCGACTTCAATTAAGCGAGCGGCTGATCCGTCAGGAAATAGGCTCATCGATTACCATTGGCGCGATAAATTTCTTTCCGTCATAAGTCCAGCCAATTTCGGGTCTTGAATCTAATTTAGTAATGTCGATTGCGGTTGGATAAAATTCGTCCACAAATTCTTTATCTGCCACGATTGTATTTTCTACACGATCCTCATTCATTACGGCATAAATCATTTTTTATCTCCTTAGTACCAAATATAAACAACGCCGGGAGCTCCCGCGCCACCTGCGCCAGAAGTTGAAACGGCAGTAGCTACTACTGCATTGACAACCGCCGCCGCGCCGCCACCACCACCGCCAGATCCATAACCCACGCCTGCCGTTCCAGCCGTTCCAGTAGCCGTTCCGTTGGCGGTTGTTGATCTTGCGGACGCGCCTGATACACCTCCAGAGTTTTGTTGGAAGCCAAATCCTGCTGCGCCTTTTGTTAAGGCTGCGGTTGTGCTGATGTTTCCACCACTACCACCGCCGCCGGAAAGATAGGGAGCTATATTTCCAAACCCGAAAAGTTGAAATGGAGCAGAAGTGTTAATTAAAGAATAAGGAACGCCGCCGGAGTTGTAGGAATATCCGAAACTCCCACCGGGATAGTTAGCCGCGGGCGTCGAACCAGAAGGCGATGTGCCGCCGCCGGAGCCACCTGAGCCACCTGTGCCAGAATTGTTGCCGCCCAAATTTGCAAGAGCTGAAATGATTTCCGTGTTCATCGATTTCAAATAATTAGTCGTAGAACTGAAAATGGTATCGCCGGGATTCCCACCAGCATTCGGCGCGGTATTACCGACCCCGGTTCGTGTTACTAATGCGCCACCAGTTCCACCTGCTCCAATTGTAATAGTAGCTTGTGATGAGATAAATAAATCGGCAAATAAAACTACCGAACTTCCACCGCCGCCGCCGCCTGTTGTTGCGGTTCCTGCGGTTTGATTTGAAACTCCGCCACTTGCACCGCCGCCGCCGCCGCCTACGCATAAAACTCGGATTGGCCTAGCTTGCGAATATCCGTCGGGATGATCCCATGTTGTTGAAGTTGTAACTGTGTCGAATCTTGTATAGGGCAATTGCGGTGTAGGGATTACATTTACACTCATTATGAAATCTCCGTTCCAAATGCGTTAAAAGATAGATTGGCAGTTGACGCATACACCCGGAATTTGTCAGTTGTTGCCATAGTTATTCCGAGCGTTAGCGTTAACGATGAGTTACCTTGAATCGTTATATCGTAAGCCAGATAATCGGCGTTAGCCAAAACCGCTCCTAGTTTAGAAACCGAAAGTCTGAAACTTGCCGAAGTTGAAGCTCGATTGGCAATGACTATTGTCGAAATAATTGCCGAAGTTGCTGCCGGAACTGTGTACAGATCGGTGGAAGTAACTGCCGCTGGAGCTGATTGTCCAAGTACTTTGTATGTTGTAGCCATTTAAGCTCCCATGAGTAGGAATGGATTGATTGCCGCTTGAACTTGTAGATCTATGGAATAGACAGTGTTTTCGATGGCATTGCCCATCGCCGTGATTGCCGTTGCGCCATTTGTAACAAAGTCGCTGGATGTCGGCTCTGGCCATCCGTAGATGGGACTGGTAGTTGCCACTATTTTCTCCTATACATAATCGAACCATGTTATCGCAGGATCCACCGCTGACCAGATTAGGCTCGCTGATACATCTTGCCATCTTGTTGGTGTTAATGAATAAGTCGCGTCACTGGTAGCCAGCGTTACGAATAGCTCATGCCGCGAGACTGTCATATTCCAGCCCTCAACAAATCCCGTGTATGTAATTGGCAGAATAGGCACCGGGAGACCAGTTATGGAAATTGGCAGCCCCATAAATACATTTATGAGCATGTCGCGATCGGCGTCGCTTACATTGTCCGCGCCTAGCGGAATGGTAAAAGTTGAAAGAGAAGTCTGTGGATTTGCCCGAAGCGTCACATATCGATCAGCCTGATTTTGTGCCTCGCCAACCTGTTCGAGCTCTGTGTCCACTGATGATGCAATTGTCCCAAAACTAGCGATAGATGCTGCACTTGTGGCCGTGACTGTGCCAGTTTTCCAAGATAGCGTGATGTCATTTATTATGTCATTTAGCGTCCGATTGCTCTCGATGCCTCGCCAAAGAATGTAAGCCTCTGGGATGTTCTCGTATCCGTAGGTTGCGACATAAGTTGTTCGGCGCGCTTCATTGGCATATCCCACTTCGCCATCGCTTGTCTCATAGATATATCCAAATGCCATCGTGGCGTAATATGCAGCTAAGGAATAGCCATCTGCCGGTGATCCAGCTCTGGCCATTAATTCGTAGTTGCCCGGCGTGTCCACTGTCTCAATTGTGACGCCGCATTCCGTAAGGATTGCCAGCATTCTGGCATCGTCATATTCGACAGGATAGGCACTAATTCCCACAACTTTCCGAGCCATATCAGCAAATGGAGCAACGGCGGTTATAGTCTGAATGGCCGCCTCTGAGCCCGTTGTGACCCCATCCATCCGATTTGAGATGTCTGTAATCTTGCCCGTAAAAACTGTGTGTGGAGTGCCAGCCGAATAATCAACAGTTACCACAACCGAATCATTTATCTGGAAATTATTATTGGCATCTGTAATGTTTAGGATTTCTATATTTGCGTATCCCGCTCGTGCCTGCTCCCAGATATTTGTGCGGCCGTAGTTGATTGAGACGGCATTTATGGATTCAGATGTAAAATCGACGCCAGCTATTGTGACTGTTGCGTTTGGATCATAGGACGGCATTATGAAGTGGCCACAATCCTACTCAGACCAAGATTGTTGAAGGATCCATTAGTGGTTCCCTCGCGACCTAACAAATCGGCAATTGTGCGGGCTGTGCGGATTGGATCAATAGCCCCGCTCACATTGATATTTATAACCTGCGAGCTACTGCCCATAGCGTTATTAGGCACAATCATTCCATTAACTTGTGGGACAAATAGTTCTGCGCCTTTTTCTCCTACAATATATGGCGTCCCGGAACTAACGGATCCACCTGTTGCGCGAGCTTCGGGAATAGGCGTATTAAATTTATTGGATAAGACAACTGCGCCAGCTAGAACGGCGGCAGCCAGCGCGGTGGCTCCGACTCCGAGTAATGGATTCAAGGCAAATGCACTGGCAATTCCAGCCACGATTGCCGAAGCCTTGAGAGCGTTGTAAAATTTAATTATTGTTGTTATTCCTGCAATAGTCGCGCTGACCCATCCTGCTATGGCGGAGACAAGAAATACTGCGGCTAAGACTTTACCTAATAAAATCAATTCATCTTTAAAAGTGATAATCGTTCCAACTAAACCTTTTATTCTTTTGCCCCATTCCAGAGCCGTTTCTTGTGATTTGGTTAAGCCCGAAGTAAGAGAAGCATCGTCAGCACCTGTTAGACCTGCAACAAAAGAATTGATTGCCGGGACGATGTTTGTTGTAATAAAAGTGGCCATCTGTTCTAAGATTGGCAATAAGGCTGCGCCGACGCTTTCTTTACTTTCATCAAATGCCACTTTGAGTTTGTCCATTTTGCCTTGAAATGTGTCGGCCTGTTCACTGGCTTGTCCGCCAAATGTGTCGGCCAGCGTTTTGGTAACTTCATCTAGGCTCATTGATTTGAGTTCGGCTGTTGAAAGTCCTACGCCTAATCTGCCAAGCGCGCCAGTGTTGCCTTCATATGCGCGCCCTAACGCATTCGAGACCGCTTCCAAACTTTTTCCGCTGCCCGCACTTATATCTAAGGCTAGAGTTTGGAGCTTTTGTGCTTCCTCAACATCTTTTGTAGCTCTAAGTAACCGCTCTAAGCTTGGACGCAATTCTTGATCTGTAACACCAAATGCAAGCTGAGTTTTGAGAATGTAATTTTCTGTTGCTTTAATTTGAGAATCGGTGGCGCCTGTAAGATTTTGTAAAGTTGCCGCCAGTTTTGCTTGAGCAGCTTCATCCTCAATTGCAGATTTAACGCCATCGATTAGGAGTTTGCCCGCGTAAGCGGCTGCGGCTGCGCCAGCTATTGCAAACGCTGCCCCAGCCTTCTTAGCAAAATCTCCGACTCGATCGCCAAAACTTTCGACCTCATTGGTCGCGCCTTTAACGCCCTTTTTTAATTCATCAAAGTCTGCATCGAATTGGATCCGTACCTTTGGAATGCCAGCCATTAGTCGAGCCCGCTCTCTTTAATTACGGCCTGAATCATCTCTGTGTATTCTCTGGCCAATACTGGAATGTAGAAATCAACAGCTGGCGCTATCCAGTATCCAGTGCGACTTCGACCGACTTTAAATCTGTTTGTGTAGGAGCGACCAATTGAATCCACGCCCGGATCTGATCCAAATTCTGAGCCCCATAGGAGAGCTCCAGCCGATGCCGCGTTCTGGCCTACTTTGTTGCCCTTGCCGCTCTTACTGGCAGTCCCGCCATATTTGCGGCCGACCTTCTTAGCCCCGCCGATGTCAACCCGAACCAAACGATCGCGCGGCGTTGAAATGGATTGCATTACTAGCGGCGTCTGTGGCGTAGGAGATTGGGCGCCGAATTGGTAGAGCTGGCCAGCAAGTCGCTTAGATAGCGGTTGAGCGGCGTCTCGGACTTTGTTTGCTGTCTCTTTGTCTAACGCATTTAATAAACCAATAAGACTTTTGAGCGCGAGCGGTTCGATGGTAATTGCATAGACACCGCGCCCGCTCTTATTTGCCATTTCGTTTCTCCAAAATCTCAATCGCTGTGAGTATTGCTTCCGCCGTGTCCCACTCCCTCATCGGGATTCCCGTGACTATTGCTAGTTCAACGAGCGTCCGATTTATGCTTCCGGCGGCAAAACTTTTGGGCTGTCAGTATTTCCTGCCTCAATATCTGCGACAGTCTCGCACCATACTTCGTAACCCTTTATTGGCTTGCCTGCGGCTTCACGCTTCATCGAGTTATACGCCAAAAATAAGAGATCGGAGATTCCTATCTTTTCGCTTGCCTGCTGAATCGTAAATCCTGTTTTCTGCTCCCACTTCATCCATTCCGGCGGAGCTGCGATGTAAGTCGCAACCTCGCCAGATTGATAAGTGATGTCTATTGCTAGTTTCATTTCGCTCCCGTTTCTTTGTAATTAAGTTAGGACTGGAGTATCGGATACAAGCATCGACCAAGAATCTGTCTGTGCATCTGGAGCCGCGCCGCCTGCTGCCGGAGCCACTGGAAACACATTGAAGCTGAAAGTTGAGCCAGTGACCGCAACTAGCGAGACTGCCAGCGGAGTATTTGGAGCAGCTGTGAAGGCCGTCCACATTGCATCAAATAATGAGCCGCCTGCGCCCCAGTCAGCTAGTAGTTCAACATCCAGAGTCCACTGATCATCGATGTGTTTGTAAGCCTTGCCATCAAGTGTCTGATATGTCGTAATTGTTGGTGAGTTTGTTAGCGTTGCAGCCGTAGCCTGTGCTGCATACACATCGGAATCGATCGTGAGAGTTATATCGCGACCAGTTATGATAGTTGTCATTAGTGCTCCTTATGTTTGTGTGTAGTAGGTCGAGATTGATAAATCTGCCACGAGCAGATTACTTGCTCCGACGGATGTAATCGATGGACGCTGAACATCTCCGACTACATATCCCGAAGGTATAGCTCCGAGAATTTCGATGAGTAACTTCTCCAGATTATCCAGAGATCCTGAGTTTGAGTTATATGCAACAGCGGCAGTAACTAAGAAATTGAGTTTAACTTTGACGGAAGCCTTACCGATCAGCGTGCTCTCCATCATCGGAGAGTCATAAAGAATTATGCAAGCTGGCGGAATGACGGCTTCTGGGACGGATGAATAAACCGAAGCCGCCACTCCAAGAAGCGCCGTCCTAAGCGGATCTCTGACATCCTCTAAGATTGAATTTACTGGCATATATTTTCAACATCGACGAATGGACTAAGAAGCCCTGTGACCCGATTTTGGAGACTGCGACCCATGCGGAATGGCGATGGCTGAAAATCTAAGCCCTCAATCTGACCGCCGGGAGCTGTAATGCTCTGGAATATCTCAACACTAACTACAAGAAGCGCAGACTCTACGGGCGCGACTCCGACATATAACTCAGCGGCAGATGCGCCATCTAAGGCTGCAACGCCAGCGGGAATAACTGGACGAATCAAAACATCGCCATTTACTTTGGCCACCGAGAAGGTATAGGCGCCCACTAGATCATCGGTAATTGTATAAGTTCCATTGAATAAATTGGGAACGCATCCGCTGATATTTACGGATTGACCCGGCACAAATCCATTGAGTCTCTGGGTTGTGTAATAGGCAACATCATTTTCCAAATACACGCCAGTGATTGCGGCCTGATATGCGGTGAGCATTGGCAAAACTACGCCTTCGGCTGAATCAATTATATTTTCAAGATAAACATCTGAATAAAGAGATGAGCTAACACCAAGAACGCCGCGTAATTCTCCGACAGTAATTATATTAGGCATTAGCCCATCCTCTCATTCGACTCGGCCAGAGACGGGAGCGCCCCTAGCCGATGATTATTTTTGGTACGGCTTAGGTGAAGTTGAACATCTGTCCGCCATCGCCAATTTTTGTGGCGCATGCGCCATAAGAATTGAGTGAGACTTCAACAGTGCCATCAGATGGCTTATTGACATCTAAACGATAAGCGCCGCTTTCATACCAAGTAAAAGCATCTGGTTCAAGGACAATCATTGAATCATCGCCAGTTCCAGTAAATTCGCCTGAGTTATCAACAAAGAAATTCAGACCAA